CCACAACTCCAGTGGATTTGAGAGCTATGTCCATGACAACTGAGTGTATAGATGTCCAAATAAAGTTGAGGAATCCCTCGAATGCGCCTCTCACACCACCTATGCTGCCTATATATCCCCTAGTGTTGTGAACTATCAAGCTTGTCTTGAAAAATAAGTCAATCCTCTTCATCCATTCTTCACCAGTCAATTCACTCATAATTTCACCATATATTATGAGCAAGTGATCTGGGAATCTCTTTGAGAATTCAGACATATCAAATGAGATATAAGCAACCCAAGAGTCCACTTCATCATTGTACTCCTCGATGTCTTTCCTTTCAGATCTGAAGTTTGCATCCCTAGGAACACCAGTGTAACTATGAGCCATTGATTCTAATTCCTTTCTTCTCTGTTGGTAATTGAGATTGATTGAAACACCTGCTTGTTTTGAAGACATCTTCTTGCCAATTCTTTCACTAACCTGCTGCATTGATTTTAGCATCTGTTCAGCCATGTAAAAGACCCTTGAATTTTCCTTGTGAACTTCTAGAAGTTTGGGTTCAGTCAGTACCAAGTAACATATCTCTTGGTTATCTGATATAAACTTAGATATCTCTGAGCTATTAGGCTTTCTTTCATATTTGATATCAATATTATTCTCGAATTCTTCATACTTTTCAATGACTTTGAGAAATCTTTGCTTGGCTCTTGAGAAATCCATTTCACTTGTTCCCAATGCATTTGAGACATAATCATTAATAGTGAATAATGTATTATCATGTGTTGAATCATTTCTTTGAGAAACGAATTCATTGAATTCTTCTTCATTCATGTTCAGGGTCTCAGGTTTGATTGCGGAAGATTTGTTTGAATGTTTAGGTTTGACATCTGATGGGTCAAAAAATCCATCAAGTTTCTCAAATTTTGTATTTTTCCAATGAGCAACGCCAAACTCAGCTATTCTTGACCTAGTAACAGTGGTGGTCTTTGATTTATCAGAAAGATCCCTTCCAGCAGTCACAGTTACATCATTTTGGTACATTCTTGGCCTCCAACCACTTGCCATGAGTGACAAACATATACTTTTCCTAAGTTCGCCCTCAAAATTTCCCATGACAGCACTGTCAACCTCATTAGGTTCTTTGAGCCCAGTTATTTGTTCAAACATTTCATCCATCTTTATATCAGGATGGCACAATGCTTTATAATAATTGAGAAAGTTCATTGAAATATTGAAATCAGTAATTGCCT